GTACATTATGGGGAACTAATGTAAATCCATATAATGTTATCAAATCTCAAGTTTGGATTACTGATGCACAAACAAAACAAATATTAATGTCAATTATGAATATGATACCAATTGGTCAAAAAAGTCCAATATTTCATCTTGCGTATCCGGAATTAACAATACCAACTTCAAAAATGAGTGAGATATTAAAACATAAAATGCGTGATATAATATGGGTAAAAACACCACTGTATGCCATAAATCGTATTTTTACATTAGGTCAAAAAATATCAAAAAAAAATCATATACCTATTAGATCTATTCAATTTGAAAATAAAAGAATTGATCCAAGAATGTATCATCCATTAGCACAAGGACAACCAATATCTGTGATACACGCACATTTAATAGTAGGAACAGGTAATAAAACTGCATCAACAAAAGTATTCTTTAATAATGCAGCTAGAGATATGGTATATAGAGTAAAGACTACAGATCAGTATAGAAATATTTAATAATTAAAATATAATTTTATTTTAATATATTTATGATTATAAAAATTATATATCTAAATTATGAAGGGACGTTAGATGAATCTACAGGTTTAATATATATTAATGAAAAACATTATTCAAATATTATAGAAGCAATACATTCAATAGATTCATTAATACAAGAATCAATAATATACAACAACTTTTTGCTAACTTTAGAATGAGTAAATATAATGATTTAAAACAATAAACTATTTATATATATATAGATATACTACCTACAATGTTAGTAGTAACAATCATTATTGGATCTATTATTGGAGTAATTTTTATTCAAATAATAGGAACATTTTTTTCAATCAAAAATAAAGGTAAAGTTGTTCCATTACGAAACTAATGGATTTTTTGTAAAATATCTAACGCATTTTTCAAACGATTTAAAGATGTTAATGTTTCTTCTCTTGTTTCTGTAACTGTATCAATATCAACTAAATATTGAGCCATTTTTTCAAAATCAACAAATTCATGTAAATTTTTGTATACCTTTGTAACAAAATATAAATGACATTGCATTGGTATATAATCTCTAAATCTATTCATAGAAACCGCAGAATAACTTTTCAAACTATTTTGAAGAAATTTAACAGCATCGGGTTCATTTAAACCTTTTATTTGATCAGCATAATCTTTATTTTGAGTAAAAATAAATGATTCACTTTCAACAATAGTGCGTACATTTTTAAGAACTTCTTGTTTTTGTTCACTTATATATTCAATTACAACAGATTCAATAGCTCTATTGAGCTGAGGATATCTATTTTCAACTTTACCTTTCACAATTTCTATTAATACACTTTTAATATATTCATATGTATTATTAATAAGTTCTTCAGAGACTTCTTTATACATTTTTTTATGAGATTCCATAAATATTTGATTAAATGCAACATGTGACATAAAATTAAAAAGCATTATACATCTTGATTCATTTATAGCATCCTGAATTTTTTGATTATATTCATCTGATGTAAAATCTGGAAGTTTTGACTCTAAATTGTTAGAAAATTTTGCATACAATTCATATGTTCTGGGTGAAATATGAAGATGTGTATTTTCATCACAATCGTCGTCACATTTTGCTAATGCTTTGAATTCAGATACAACAGAAACTATAATTCTAACTAAATGTTGCATTTTTTGTACATCGTTATTAAATTCGGGTGCTAAACTTTCAGCTTTAAATTTAAAAACACCAATTCTTTCTTTTAACATATCAATCATTTTAGGAATAAAAGCATTTACACTGTCCATTTGTAACTCACTAATTTTTGTTATTAATGTATCCATTCCTACATATCGTTTAGGTATTCCATAGAAATGTGGTGATTTATTAAAAAATGATTGTTCTTTCTCTCTTAATTTAGATATTGATATACCTTTTCGAACTTCATCCGGTGTTCTATTTCTTACAGCTACAAATCCTAATGCTAATTGTACACTATTTTCACCCCCTTTTATTTTTTCATCAACTCTTGTATCTTCTTTACATAAATCAACCTTTGTAACTACACCTAATGTTCTTCTACCTTCTGGATCAACTTCTTTTGCTAATTTAATTGCTTCAGAGTTTGCAAAATCATCTAATGCTGGAACAACGCATAAAATTATCATTTGTTCATTTTGGATATATTTTTTTACTAATCCAACGGTTGCCGCATGAATATCTTCTTGTATATTTTGTCTACTTAAATGTGTAATTCCTGGTAAATCAATTAAAGTCATTGTAGGACCTGTTGGAGATATAACCTTAATATGAATTGGTTTATCAACAACAATACCCTTTGCTCCAGCTAATTTATTTGTGTACTCGATTATCTTTCTCGGTATTTTTGATATATCATAAATTTTTTCACCTTGTTTTAAATCGGCACTTTCTCCTATAATAGCATGTCTTTCGCAATTAGGTTGTCTCTCAAGTCGTAATATTAATGGTACTCTTGTAGTTATATTTTCACCGCTTGGTAATGTTATATCTGATAAACTTTCTAATAAACTACTCTTTCCACTACTTTGTGCACCTGCTACAACAATACCAGGTACTTCTATATTTTCTGCATTCAAATCGCCTCGGATTTGTTCAATTGCATCAAGTTTAGGTTGAATTTGTGTTGTTAAGAATTGTGGTCTATCTTTGCGATACGTAATATTGACCACAGAGCCTGCTTTGTTTGCTTTTCGTTTAACCATTGCTACACATGCCGCTGCTTTGTCCATATGATTATTATATCACAATATATTTTATTTTCAATTAAATGATTGTTTTGGGTTATTATAATAACTTAAAAGATTTTCATATGTTGCTGCAGATTTAACCATCTTATTTACATGATCTTTCATCATTTGATGAACAAACTTTTCTTTTTTAGAATATACAAGTTTATCTTTGATTGGTCCATATAAAACTTTTATCAATTGTTTCAAATATTGTTTATATTTAGTTGGTTTAATGGAATCAAAATTAATTCCATTTGGTAATTGTGTCCATTCTATAGGTTCTCCAGGATATAATAAATCACCATCATAGTATTCAATTATTTTACCTGGGAATAATTTTGTAAAAAGTTTTATAACAATATTTCCTACAACTGAATAATTTGTGAATATTTTCATATATGTTCCTGTTAAAAAATTGAAACGTATACCTGTTCCATTATATTCAATTTCTCCAGCTGCAAATACATACATGTCTGGGTCATTTGATTTCAGCTGGTAATGTCTTGATCGCCATTCTAAAGGATTATGAACTTTTCCTAAATTATGTATAACTTGGTTTGTCTTGATATTATATTCAAACATGTATGTATATCGTCCCGGAGCCATTGTTTTAATATTTATTGAATTACTAGAGCTTCTATTTATTTTTTTACTTGTTATAGTACAACTTGTCTTTTTTGTTTTACTATGTAAAACATTACAGGTTCTACTCATTTCACGTAATACTGATTTACCTGCTGTATTATTTTTTTGTTGTTTTATATAATTTATCTCTGTGTTTAATAACCCTATATTATTGATATTTATCATTATAATATATCAATAATTTTATTAACATTTAACGTTCATTACATCTATTTATTCTCCGTTCAATACATCCATATTTTGTAGTGGAAATTAAATCATTGAACTTCAATTTTAAATGATAATCACATTCATTTACCATTGATTTAAAAAAGATGGTAGAAAATTCAATTCCTCTTCCGTTTGAGTTTTCTCTTGTTTTAAAAACATCAACTCCTTTATCTTTGAAAGACTCCATTATTTTATTCATAGTTGTCTGTGTATTGTATAGTATTTCAATTTCACCATTACCAGCAGCACTTTCATCAAAACGAACATATATTATAAGAATATCACATCTGAATTTAAAATCATTTAAAAATTTCTTTTGTTTTTCTTTATTTTCTGTCCATAAAACTTTGATTGATGCACTACTTAAAGTTTTTGCAGAACTATGTTTAATTGATATTTTTGTTGTATCTAAAATAACATCTTCTTCATGTTCATTATTGATATTGTAGTCAATATTATCATTCAAAATATATTTCATATACGCAACTAGATCTTTTTCACGAGCACTTCCAATTTCTGCTGTTAATCTATTATTTCTCTTATGTTCAATCTGTGATTCCTGATATAATTTAATTAATTTGATTATATTATCATTTTCAAAAACAGTTTTCAAATATTTATTGTTTGTTTGTCTGTACACTATTTTCCCCACTTTTTGTCTTGACCCAAACCTATTTTGTAGTGAAAAGAAATTTATAATTAAATTAAGAAAGTAACGAATTATATTCATTTCTTATCTAAGAATAAAATACATTTCATTTTTTACCCTTAAGGTGAATGCAATATTAAAAAATAGTTATATAATACAAAAAAGTTACCTGAATAAAACTGATAATGGTTAGAAACAATATAATCTTATCCATTGTCAGTTAATTGTGTATAGTTATATATGTTATTTTTTCTTTAAACTTATTTTTTATTGTTTTAATTAGCATATTTCTTTATTTTCATAATATTCTATTACTCTTTCATATTCGTTTCTTTCACTAAGTAATTGAAATATAACTTCATTTGCAGTTGTAATATCTAACATCGTTCCTTCTGTATTTGTAGATACATTATTTGTAGATACATCTATTTTTCTTTTTTTATGAAATTTACAGAAGATATCATCATGTTGTTTTTGAAATACACATCTTTTTCCTTTCATTGTAAAACCTTGACATTGTACATTTGAGTCAATTTCACGTTTCTGTCTCTTGGTTGATGGTTCATTCATTGTTCAAAAATAATTTTTTTGTCCTTTAATAATTATTAAAGTCCTTAAAGTGAATACAAAATTTACTTCACTTTAAGCTTACTTTTAATATCAATTATAAAACTGAAAGGCTAGGCTAGGTATATAAATGAAGAAATACTATATAATTATATTATGTATTATTATTCTCATTTTAAATATTATTATTCTAGATGTTATTGAAGTAAGAATGTGTAAGGCATTATCAATATACAGAATATTCACAATGAATAGCACTATATGTTCGAATATTACATATTCGATAACAATATTAGAAAAGTTAATAACGACTTTACTTGTTGCTTTCTTTTCAAATTTATTCCAAGAGTTTGTATTTGTATGTAATTCAAATTACAATAGCAACAATAATATACAACATAAACAAAATAATTTGACATTTAATGAACATTAGAATATATGGATATTTAAACAAAAATAATTTGACATTTAATGAACAGTAACAGTAATTTGACATTTAATGAACAGTAACAGTAATTTGACATTTAATAAACAGTAACAGTAATCAAATTTTAATAAACAGTAGAATATATGGATATTTAAATAAAATTAATCAAATTTTAATAATCTAATATTTTTCTAACTAAAATTCACTTACTGCATAGTTCATTAAAAACTCTCTTTATTGCTAGCTCTGATACACAAGTTACTTGAGATACTGGTTTTATTAGAGATTTATTATTCTTATAAAAAACAATAAGTCCACATGCAACAATATCTTTCTTCCTCAAAATAAATTCGGTTTTTGGAATAAGTTTTATAATATCCCGTGTCATACGTTTTGTATACTGCAGCATATTGCAATATTTCACAATAAATGACTCAAGTTGTCTATCACCATATTCTCTTGAAATTTCTTTTTTACATCCAATAGTTGATTTAACCTCATTAATACATTTTTTTAGTAACTTCTTGACAATTTTAGGATCAGTAATGAATTCCAATGTAACAGGAAAATTATTATTTTCTGCAGACACATATATAAATGCATATACCATATATTCCATATTTTTTCCATGCAAAAGACATTGTCTTACAGCCTTCAAACAATATTCTTCATATAACATTTTTGCATCATTCTCAATCGCAATAGAAAATATAAGAGAAAATTGACTAAATAAGTTTTCAAATACAGTGTAAAACAAACTTTTCCTTTTATCAATGTCAGGTTGTTCAATATTTTGATTATAAGAGTAATCTGTAACAGAATCCTTTTGTACAAATCCACATTCTTTACAAATAAAACAACCTTGAGAATAATCACATATAATGCTTTCAAGTTCACAATTCATGCAAGAAACCATATTCAATTTAATACAGATGTGGAGGTAGTGTATGTAAAGTGAAGAAAATATATGTAGTTTTTCAAATACATTCAAAATATTTATTTCAAATTTCAATATATTTTTTCAATACATTCAATATTTTTTTTCCAAATTTCAATATGTTTTTTCAATTTATTCTATTATTGCTCTCTTAATTCTACTAATATGTCTCCGTATAGATGTAATCGACAATCTTCATATTGTTCACCTAAAAATAAAAAGTGAATATTAAAATCAATATATAATGTAAAAAGCTGCAAGATTACTTAATATTTTTACTTTTTAATAGTTCTAATAACAAAGCATGTTTTTTTTGTTGTTGTTTTAAAACTTTGTTCTTGTTCATCTTATTTTGTTTTTTTAATTTTTTGTTCTTCTTTGTAATTCCAATTCCACCCATTTAAATAGTTTTAACAGGTATACCTGACATACCTGTTATTTTTCTTAAAGTGAGTTAAAGTACAAATAAAATATCCTTAACTAATGAAAGTTGCAATTCAATTTCTTGAAAGCTTTTGTAAGCCATGAATTGCAGTAATCCATTTGAATCAACTGATATATGTGATTTTCGTTTTTCATATGAATATACTTTTCCAACTGAGATACGACCTTTCCCTTTCAAAACAGGATCAAATACTTTATGAAATTTGTTACTTTTCGAAGCTTCGAATAAAAACCTCCGGAAACATTTGACATTTAATTCACTTAATTTATATTGTGCATTCAATAAAGTTATATTATATTCATAATCACAAGATTTTGTTGTAATAACATTCATAATATCACCAATGATCTGATCAATAAACTGCTGCTGATTTTCTTTTACACTTGATAATCCACCAGATATTCTAACTTTTCCATTCTTGAAAATTAAAAATGATACTTTATTCATTACAGTTTTATGAATACACATAAGTTGCATACTCCCAGCTTCATCTCCAATATCATTATAGTCATTATATTCCAATGTTTTCTTAAATCCACCACGTTCATATATTTGAGGCTTTTTCACAACTTGTAAGTATTTCAAATTATCACCAGTAGGTGTCAGTACTGTTGCTACTGTTTTAAAGTCTATTGAGGTATTTGCATTACACATAATTTGAAACATATTATATTTCATCATTACAAAAAGTAGCTGACTGGATGGAGGTAGGGTGTTCAAAGTGAACTTAAAGTTCATTTTCAAGTTAAACCTACCCAAAGTGTTCACCAAAAGATTTTTTGATTTAAAATTCCCGGTCGTTTAATATTTTATTATACCGGTTTTTTTATTTGAAGTTATCCATATTTTTATTATGAGATCTAATATCAGATGAACACTTTGCAAGTTTGGATCTGTGAATAATAATTTTTTCCATCTGTGATTCTTTGAACTTCAAAAAAACTTTTTCAGCATCAGATATACCTTTTTTAAGAGTATCACCTTCAAGTAATTCCATTGAAAAATTGTGTTCTAACATTTCACCAACTTTTTTAACTTCATTTAATTTAATTAAATTTGATTCAGCAGATTTAATAAGATCATCAACATATTTTACAACAGGATAACATTCAAATTCAGCATCACAAATTTCTTCAAAATTTCTCTTTTTTCCAACAATGGGTGACATAGGTTCTGGTACACTTTCCAAAAGTTCATCGATTTTAGAATCAGTGAATTGACAGTTAATTTCATGATCAGAGTCAGTTCCAGATCCAGATTCAGATTCAGATTCAGATTCAGATCCAGATTCAGATTCAGATTCAGTTCCAGATCTAGATTCCAAAGGTTTACTAATTTCCAAAATTTCATTAATTGGAGATCTCATAATAGTACAATTGTTCCAAGTAAAATGCAATTCACCATCATTCACAATATTATATTCACAATATTTTTTAAAATGTAATTTTTCATAAACTTTAATATAACCACATGCTTGAACCAATACATATTTTGGAACAATTTTATCAAATAATTTTGATATAAAATCAACACAAAATTTTATAAGCCATGCTGCAATTCCTTTCTTTCTATATTTTTCATTTGTACCCAAACATGTTATTTCAATAGATTCACAATTGTTATCAATAAAAATTGGTTGCAATGAAATACAACCTAAAATAATATGTCCATGAGAACTCTTAGCTTCAGCAATAAAAGTACAAAAATTATCACTTTTGGGCATATTTCTTGTAATGAAATGTGTAAAATTTTTTCTCTTTTTTTCAAGATTGGATATAAATGCTAAACCACATTTATCTTTTATAAAATTATGAATTCGCAAAACTGAATTTTTATTATAGTGATCAAGTTTTCTTATATGGCACATTTCAGTTTTAGAGTCTATATTAAAAAGTTTTGATGATAAATCATCTACACAAGAAACTAAATCATAATTTGCATTAAACATTTCAGGAACTGACATTACACACCAAAGTTGAAATCGGGGTTAGAAAAGGTAAGGGTCCGGACAAGAGTGTTCTAAAATGAATGATATTTTGAAGTGTTCAAAATATTGACAATAAAATTCTCCAGAAAATTTTATAAAAATATTGAAAAAAGTTCAATATTTATTTTCCGTTCTATATTTTTTCCGTTCTTATATATTTTTTGACCGGTTTTTAATTTATTTTTTGACCAGCTTTTTTTGACCGGTTTTTAATTTATTTTTTGACCAGCTTTTTAATTTATTTTTTGACCGGCTTTTATTGACCGGTTTTTTTTGACCGGTTTTTTTTGACCGGCTTTTAATTTATTTTTTGACCGGTTTTTTTTGACCGGCTTTTAATTTATTTTTTGACCGGTTTTTTCCGTTCTTATTTGGTTATTATAACTGTATATATACTCAAGTTCAATCAAAACCGTCATAATTATCATGCTACTTTTTTTTCAGTGCACTCATTCATAACCCATATCCATTGGACCAATAAATTGAAAGTCAAGTTTTCATTGAAATCTATTAGTATGGTGGAGGTCAGGGGTTCGAATCTCTCAGAGGACTCTGGATCTCTCTGTTGAGAAACTGTAAATCCTTCTCTCCTCCTTATCTTTTTGTACAAGTAGTTTATTGTTCGACCTACACTTGCTTGGTACAGCTTTACTGTTCCCCAAAAACTGGGTTCGAACCTGTTTTCCATTTAGCTATAGTTCATTATCAGGCTTCACTTAAATGCCCGCTACACCCAAGCCAGGCCTCCACCGCACTCACTACACACCATACCTCCTCACCCCTCCTCCAGTCCATTA